TGGAAAAATTGAAGAAGATCCATTCTTAAATGATGGAGATTTTGTTGTTGGAAATATGAGAAATTATATTTTCAATGAGAATGCACCTATTTCTGTTGCAAAAGAAGTAACTGTTAAAGGAAGAAAAGTTACTTATGGTGCATATCAAATAGCTGATGGAATGCCAAGACCAAACTATTTCGGTTATGGTAAAGTACAAGCTTCAGGAAGCGGTGTTTAGTTAAAGGAGGATAAAGGCAAATGACATTTGAAGAAGTAAGAGATTTGCAAATCTCAAATATAATATCTAATACAAGTGAATTTAAATCTTTAACAAAGCAATGTCTATCAATAGTTGATACAGCAACAGCTAAAGACGATGAAATTGTAATGTGGATTAATGCAGGTATATCAGATATGGTAAGACAAGGAATAGATGTTGCTCATAATATAAGTGATGGACTTATACAAGGAGCAATAATAATGTTCGTTAAATCTAATTTTGGCATGGTAGATGTCAAAGAAAAAGAAATTGCCAAAAATACATACATACAATTAAGTGGTAATTTGTCTTTATCTAAAGATTATAAATTGGAGGTGGATATTGATGCGTGATGTTAGTTGCAAATTAATATCTACTTCTTTTGCATCAAATGAAATAGGAGTACAAAAACCTAATGGAACTATTGAAATTGATTGTCCAATCATAAAAGTTGAAGATATTTATGCAAAAGAGTTCTATGAAGCTAATGAACAAGGTCATAAACCAAATTTGAGATTGCGTATCTCAAATTTGAACTACGAGAATCAACAAGAATTGATTTATATGGGAAAGACATATACTATCATTCGTACGCAAGAAATTGCTGCAGATGAGCTTATTTTGGTTTGTGAAAGGAAAGTTAAAAATGTCTAAAAATATTAAGCCAGAAAGTCTACAAAAAGAGGTTTTAAACTATTTAGAGGGCTACAAAGAAGATATTGATGAAGAAGTGGTAGAAACAGTTGATGAAGTTATCAAAGAAGCTAAAGAAGAATTGATACAAACAAGTCCAAGAGGTAAAGGAAAAAGAAAAAATCCTTACTACAAAGGTTGGACAGTAAAATTAAGTAAGAAAAAAACTGGAGTATATCATAAATTAATATGGAATAAGACAAATTACCAATTAACACACTTACTAGAATTTAGCCATGTTACAAGAAATGGTGGAAGAACTAGAGCAATACCTCATATTCGACCAGTTGAAGAAAAGTACAATGTTAAGTTTGTAGATAAATTAGAACAAAAAATAAGGAGGGTATCAAAGTGACATTACAAGAATTAAAAACAAGATGTGTAGCACAGGGGTTTCAGTATGCATATGGTGCGTTTCAAGAAGCAGTCGAACCTCCACATTTAGTTGCAATTTGCAGAAATACCAATAATTTTATGGCAGACAATATAGTGTATGGGAAGGAAACACCTATTCAATTAGATTATACTTATGTAGAAAAAGACTTAGAAAGTCAAAACAAAATAGAAAACATTATTCTAGCAGATGTTGCTTGGAATAAAACAGAAGAAACTTACTTATCAGATGAAAAAATCTGGCAAGTGAGTTATTTTTTTGATATTTAAAAAGGAGGAAATAAAAAATGCCAGATAATAAAGTAAAATTCGGATTAAGCAATGTTCATATTGCTAAAATAACAGAATCAGATGGAGTAATATCATATGGGACACCATTTGTAATGCCTGGAGCTAAATCTTTAACAGCAGATCCAGAAGGAGAAACAACACCATTCTATGCTGACAATATTAAGTACTATATAGCAAATTCTAATCAAGGATATAGCGGAGAGTTAGAAATTGCTATGTTAGTTAAAGCATTTTTCACTCAAATATTAGGACAACAAGAAGATTCAAATGGTGCATTATTCGAGAGTGCTGATGATACAATAGCAAGATTTGCTTTAATGGGAGAAATTGATGGTGATGCTAAGAAAAGAAGATTTGTATATTTTGATTGTACAGCAACAAGACCAAATGCAGAAATGAACACAATTGAAGAATCTAAAGAGCCACAAACAGATAAAGTATCAATTACAATGAGCCCTCGTTCTACAGATAAAGCTGTTAAAGCTGTAATAGAGCCAACAGAAGATAATTTAGCTGTATATAATGCATTTTTTGATAGTGTATATGAAAAAAATTCAACTAGTGGTGTGTAATTGGAGGTAATTTATGAAAAAAATAACAATTTGTGATACGGAATATCCTATAGATTGTAATGCATTGACATATGTTAAATATAAGTCATTTTTTAAGACTGGTATATTAAAAGATATGCAATTTATTAGAAGTTATTTAATTAAGCAAACTGTAGTGGCAAATCAAGTGGATCAAAAAGCAATAAGTGTTGAAGAAAAGTTTGCAAGAGTGTCTAATCAGATGATTGATGATACAGATGAGTTTATTACAAAAATGACTCAAATTGCATGGATTTTAATATATACAGCGAATAATACTATAGAAAGTTATGAAGATTGGCTAAAATCAATTAAAAAATTTGATATAACAGATAGTTGGATCTTAGAGGTAACGGAATATGCCGTAGATTGCTTTTGTTGATGAAGAATTAAATAAAGAATTAAGTAAACTAAAAAATGATGGCAATCGAAAAGAAGTATTTCCAGAGCATGAATTTTTAGGATCATGTTTAAGAATAGGATTTCATATAGCAGATTTAAAGGAATTAACTTATGTAGATGTCATGAAGATTTTAGTTACAATTTTAACAACAGATAATTCGAGTAAAGAAGCAACACAAAATGATATAGATAAATTGCTAGGATAAGAGAGGGAAACCTCTCTTATTTTTCATATAATAGGGAGGAAGATATGGCAGGAAATATTAAAGGAATAATAGTAGAAATTGGTGGAGATACCTCTGGATTGCAAAAGGCACTAAGCAAAGTTAATTCTGCTACATCTAGTTTGAGCAAAGAACTAAGGCGGGATTAATTCTTTGCTGAAATTAGATCCCAAAAATACAGAACTATTACACCAAAAGCAAACAGTATTAAATAAATCAATAGAAACTACTCAAGAAAAATTAAAACAATTGAAACAGCTTAAAGAAAAAGCTGACATAGAAATGGCAAACGGAACAGAAATTAACGAAGAAAATTATAGAAGTTTGCAAAGAGAAATTGTTGCGACTGAAACAAAATTGTCAAATTTAAAGAATGAAGCATCAAACTGGAGAAAAGCAGGAGATGGTCTAATTGAATTTGGAAATAAATTAGACAAACTTGCTACAAAAGTGGATAATTTAGGCAATAAACTATCTACAAGATTGACAATACCTATAATGGGTGCATTTGCAGCTGCAACCAAAGAAGCAATAGAGTTCGAAAGTGCTTTTACAGGAGTAACAAAAACTGTAGATGGAACAGAAGAACAATTAGAGAGCATTAAACAAGGAATACGAGATTTAGCGAAGGAAATTCCTTCATCAACAACAGAAATATCTGAAGTTGCAGAAGCAGCAGGACAGTTGGGTATTCAAACTGACAATGTTCTTAGTTTTACAAAGACAATGATTGATTTAGGAAATGCAACTAATTTGTCTGCAGATGATGCTGCAACAACATTAGCAAGATTTGCTAATATAACTCAAATGAGTCAATCAGATTTTAACAGGCTAGGATCAGTTATAGTTGCATTAGGAAATAATTTTGCAACAACCGAAAGTGAAATTGCTAATATGGGAATGAATTTAGCTTCTGCAGGAAAACAAGTAGGAATGAGTCAACCTCAAATAATGGCATTGGCAACAGCATTAAGTTCAGTAGGATTAGAGGCACAAGCAGGAGGTACAGCTTTTTCTAAAGTAATGGTTAATATGCAATTAGCAGTCGAAAACGGAGGAAAAGAATTAAGGGATTTTGCTAATGTTGCAGGAATGAGTGCAGATGAATTTGCAGAGGCATTTCAAGAAGATGCTACAACTGCAATAATGGCATTTGTAGAAGGCCTTTCTCAGAGTGGAGAAAGAGGAGAAAGTGCAATAAAAGTCTTAGATGACATGGGAATAACAGAAACCAGATTAAGAGATGCTTTGTTGCGTTCTGCTAATGCTAGTGATGTAATGAGAAATGCAATTGATTTAGGAAATGAAGCTTGGGATAAAAATATAGCATTAACAGAAGAAGCAAATAAAAGATATTCAACAACAGAAAGCCAATTACAGATAACTAAAAATAAAATTAAAGATGTTGCAGTATCAATCGGTAATAAATTGTTACCGATAGTTAAAAAAATATTGGAAAAAGTAGAGAGTTGGATTGATAAATTTGATAAATTATCAGATGCAGAAAAGAACAATATAATTAAAGTAGGATTGCTTGTTGCAGCATTAGGACCACTACTTAAATTGTTAAGTACAGGAATATCTGTTATAGGTGGATTTGCCAAAGGAATAGGAACAATTACTAAAGCAATATCACTTGCTAAAAATGGAATTGGAGATGCAACAGGGCCAACTAAAATTCTTGCTACTATGTTTCAAAATTTAGCAACTCCATTAGGAATAGCTGCAACAGGAATAACAACAGCAGTAGGAATTATTATAAATGAAATTAAAAAAGCAGAAGAAAAAGCCAAAGAAACATTTGGAGCAATGAGTGATGGTGCAAAAGAATTTTATGAAGGAATAGACAATGCAAAATCACATTTAGGAGATTTCAAC